TCGGACCGTAGTTTCTCAACTACTTCTCCAATATTAAGGATATATGCCCTAAGACTAGATTCAAAGCATTGTACAGCAACGTTCGTTAATATACTTTTACATATATTAGCTTGGTTGCAACTCATCCTTTGGAGCCCAAGGGTCACTAGAACATTATTGATTAGTTCTAGATCGCTTATAGAGCCCCTAGAGTGAGAGTACATATACCAGGCGTCAGATATATCGATCTGCCGTTTGATGAATCATTTCTTTTTCATCTTGGACAAATCACTATACCTACCTCTAGCCACAGTCAGCGAGGAGTAAGGGGATCTTAACCCCCTGTCATAAAGAATTTGCGTAAAGTCAATAAAAGCCATATAGCTCTTACTAGCTTCAGTAAACCCTTTATAACTAACCGGTGATATCTCTCCAGTAGGGATGAAATAACGTTTTGCAAACTCTATAAACTTATTGCTTATATGGGTTTTGTAATCCGCTATATCAACGCCTAGTTGGCGTATCACTGACTTATACTCCTTTGCTAACCGACCGTCCCACAAGATAATATCGTCACCAAGCAATTTATATTTAGCTTTCTTTCAGGGAATTCCACCCCGTCTGGCAGCGATATAGACCACAAAGTGATGAATTAAGGTAGAAGTAGCTCAAGAACTGTACATTCCCATTGGGGTTCCAACTTCATAAATAATCGAAGAAAGTTCCTTTTTTGAGTTTGTATGCTCGAAAGCGTACCCAACCATAATATCTTGTCATGCTTCTGCATACTCCTTATCAACAAATACTTCTAGAAACTCTTTTATAAAAATAAGAGGGAATCTATCTGTAAATGAAGTTAAGTCGTAGCATCAGTATTGAGTATCCTCGCCGAGTCTTAGGGATTTTAATCCTTCAGACTGGTTAAAGGTTTGATCTTGAGGAATTGTGTCAAGGATTCTATAAATGAAATCATGTAACGGTTTTAAGGCCGTCTGAGATCAATAGTCTCCTATAGCAACGACTCGAGTCTTACCCTCGTTATCAGGAAAGTAAGTAAGTTTCCTTATCCTATTACTACTTGGATTCGGGCACTTAAATGCCTTCTTATAACTAGATACTCAGGGACGTAAAGCTTTAATGTTCTCCCTAAGGCGAGTTCCTCCAACTTTACAGATACTCTCGTAAAGTGAATCCGGAATACATTCCAGATCCGATAAACAGCTTATTAAGGCTTGTTTACCTGAAGGACCCGTCTTGGTCGTAATGTGATACTTCTCTCAACGGAGGAACCTCTCTTTGAGCTTCTTTGAAGACTTAGGGAACTTAGCTAAATATCTAAGCTCCTTAATGAAATCATCGAATTTCTCGGTTAGGTTCCCTCTACCGAAACCTTCGTATTTAGTTGTTATACTAGATATGTCTGGTTCCGCTGAGATCTTAACGCTCCTTGAAACTGATAAAACCGTCATTACTCACTGGATTACTCTAGCTTGTTTTGAACGGATTATCGGGATCAAGTCACCAAGTTTAATAGGAAGTCCGTCATATGTCATTTTGGCATTTACCAAGGGAAGTATTTCTCCTGATAGATACCTAGTAACACTTAGACGAATTTCTTTATTAAGCTTGATGGCAGTCCTTAATCCTTTATACCTTTCTACATGATTAATGAAACGCATGTATTTATGATATGAAGTCTTGAGGTCTGGCTCGTTAGGAAAATAGGTAGTAAGCACTCATTTTAAGAAGTGAGTTGCTTCCCTGTTGAAGATAAGGTTCTTCACTTGTTTTAAACGCCTAAGTGGACGTTTAGGACTGTGAGACCTGGGTGTTAAGATAAAAGCCTTTTTAGATACATTTTTACGTGTATTTAATCTGGTAATTATTTTAATACTTAGTCATATTCGAGACCAACGCCTAAAGTAGGAAAATCCCT